CGCCATCGTCTTCACTTGCTCCGCCTTCTGCTTCGTAGTAAAAGGCTCCGTCTACCCTAATTAAAAATCTTTCTTCTTCAATATCTTCTTCAATACCAAATCTTGCAAGTTGTCCGACTCTTGACCACTCTGACCCTGAATAAATTGCATCTTCTCCTGCTAGTTCTGCGGGTGCGCCGGTATTGCCATTTATTGCTGTAGGTGTTTCAATTTCTTGTCTAACTGCTTCTGCGTTGCCGCCAGCAGCACCACTCATACTCACTGCTAGTAATGCTTTCTGCATACCGTTCATAACTTCGTTTTTGGTATTGCCTCCGTCGCCGTCTTCAGAGCGGTTACGTAGTATACGTATGTCATCTGTTATGTTTGTAAGTGCTGTAATGATCCGATTATACTCCGGAGTCATATCTATATGTTTATACGGCGCTGACATTATGCTGTGTTATCCCTCGGGTCCATTAGATCTGATAGATATTTTGGAGCATTCGCTGTTTTAGTTTTAGATCCATTACTTTGTCCGCCTCCCCAATATCTATTTGATTTAATACCCGATATTTGGCCAGCTACTTGTGCTTTCCATGCAATGTCAACATGTATAGCTGTGTCGTTCATATAGCCATTACCTTGACCAACTGCTGTTGCGCCTGCATCTTTACATGCTTGTATAAATTGAAGAATAATTCCTAAATCAATTTGGTTATTTCCAACTAATTCTCTTCCTTTAAAGTCAGGAGCATATAATACTACATCAGCACCATATCCTTTGTCGTGTCTATTAGAACCTGTTCTATTAACGCCTTCGACGCCTCCTTGATCTGCTGGTACTTGCCCGCCACTTATAATTAGTGCAGATACTCCGGCTGAAGCTGCTGCTGTTTCAAGTATACTAAAGAGCTCTTGTTGTATTGGTAGCTTTCGTTTGCTACCAGCATTTCCATATTTGACAGCCCCAGCGCCGCCAGCGTTTGCCAGTGTAATTACAGACAATTCAGCGTCTACTAAAGCAACTAGTTTGCCGTCAGGATTAGTAAGTGTGTCTGCTCCGCCAAAGCCAACTGGTTTTTTATTACCAGAAGTACCTCCTGCAAAGCCGCCTTGCGAAGCGCCTGTAGAATTTATAGAAGAAAAGTTAGCAGGTTTTAAATTTGAAAAGTCGGTTGGGTTTGCTAGTTCAGCATTAAGTATTTGAAATTGTCCTGCACGTTTTAATGCATTTACTTTTGCTGCTTGTGCCGCAATGTTAGCAGGATTATTTGCTACAGTATCTGCATTTCTAGTATATACACCTTTTGCATCATTGTCGGCTCTGTCTGTAATAACACGTAAGTCTTCTTGTATATCTTCAAATAAACTTGCTATTTCTTTAAGACATGCTTTATGCGCTAAGTCGTGATCAATGTGCGTATGGTCTGGCGGGGTACTACCTGGATCTGTATCTATATCCGGATGATCAATCGTAGTTTTACCTAGACCTTCAGTTCCCGAATCCTCAAATATTTTACCAACTCTTGCCATGGTACTCCTCGCTTTATATTATTATATATTTAGCCGAGGTTTTAGACCAGTTGAATATTGCTGGTACTCGTAGTGTATTGTTTTGCAATATCGACTTCTGTTTTAGCAATACAACTTACTGTTGATGCTAAAACATTAAATTTAGCATCGGGTGATACGCTGTACATGTATGGTGCTAGGCCTAATCCTTGCTGTTGCATAATTAGTACCATAGGCTTATGTAGTGTAAATCTTGTGTCAGATTCGGCATCCAATCGAGCAACAATCTCTTCGCCTGAACTTAGTTTTAGAGACACGGTGTCTCCGGTTTTGTATGGAGTTTCAATTAACATATTATAAAGTGTATCCTGTTCCGTTATATCCGGTGTTATCAATGTATTCTATCATTTGTTCGTAGCCGCCGACACTAGTCCCACTTATCTTAATTTGCGGAAATGTACGTGCTGTAGGAAACTGTTCAAACAATTCTTCACGAGTAAAATCTGTGTCCAATGTATAGTATTGAAATTTTAGATTATACTTTTCGCAAAATGCTTTTGCCTTTGTACAACTTGGACATGCTGGCTTGCCATAAATTTCAATCATAATGAAAAGCCTTTTAATGAATCCTTGTCTACGTCTTGTTTAATGCCGCCGATAATATAAGACTCTACTTCAGTCTCTTGTGGAGCAACTTGTAGCCCAGAGCTACTTAACCAGTGTGTAGTCCAAGGAAGCGGGTTAGTGTTTACTGGTTGATCAAATATTGCATTGAATCCCAGCGCCTTGAGTCTGCGGTTAGCAATGTACTCTACATATTGATGTAACAATGTGCTGTTGAGTCCGATCATTGAACCGTCTTTGAACAGATAGTCTGCCCAATCTTTTTCTTCTGCAACACACTCGCGCCACAGGTCGTATACTTCTTCTTGGCATTCTTTTGCAATCTTAGCCATTTCTGGATCGTCTTTGCCTTGCGACCACAACTTTAATACGTGTGTGCTTAGTGCCAAGTGTTGTGCTTCGTCTCTAGCAATAAGACTAATAATCTTAGCTGAGCCTTCCATTAGCTTTAGTTCGCCAAAGCCAAACGTACATGCAAAACTTACATAGAAACGCAAGCCTTCTAGAATGTTTACAGTTTGCATAGCAAGATAAAGTTTCTTCTTTACATCATACATATTGCCTTCGCCGCGATGGTTGAATGCATCTACAGCGTCATTGAATGCATCATAGTGTTTGGTAACACTTGTTGCACGAGCAATAATCTTTTCATCATCTAGAATAGTGTCAAACACTTCTGCAGGGTCAGCATACACGTTTTTCATAATATGTGTGTAGCTACGTGAATGAATTGTTTCAAAGAAGTCCCAAGTAACAATACAGCCCTCTAGTTCAGGAAGTGAAACATGCGGCAAAAATGCTAAACATGGACCACGACCCTGGACACTGTCAAGTAGTGTTTGATACTTTAAGTTTGCTGTAAAGATATGTTTCTGCTCTGGACGGAAGTTAGCAAAATCCGCTCTGTCTTTTTGCAGACTTACTTCTTCAGGACGCCAAAAGTATCCAAGCATAGTTTGATTTAATTTATCAAACACTGGAAACTTAAACACATCATAACGCTGTGTGTTTTGATCTGCTCCGAAGAACATGTTCTGTTTTGTAAAGTCTACTTTTTCTTTGTTGAATACGGTCTTTGCCATCTTACTTCCTCTGTCTGTGTATCTTACTATAGTAGTATAGTAGTTCTATGCGGTTTTGTCAACCGTTAAATTGCGCATGCCTCGCACTCTTCGTCATCTTCTGCAACTGGTGTAGATTGTAATTCAACCTGCGGTTGTTCATCTTCTAGTTCACTTGGATCAGTTTTGTAATCATAAGTGTTCTGATAATAACTTGTTTTCCAACCATACTTATAAGTGTTAAGTAAGTCCTGCATCATTACACTCATTGGCACTTCGTTGTTTTCAAAATGTGTAGGATTGTAACTCCAGTTACCCGATATTGCTTGGTCGAAGAACTTTTGCATTACCGCAACAATATTGATGTAACCTTCGTTGCTAGGCATGTCCCACAACAAGGTGTAGTGCTGTTTAAGGCTTTGATATTGTGGAACAATCTGCTTAAGAGGCCCTTTCTTTGACTTCTTAACGGACAAGTAACCTCTAGGTGGTTCAATTCCGTTTGTTGCGTTCGACACAACGGAACTGCTCTCCGAAGGCATCTGTGCGGACAAAGTGCTGTGCCTAAGTCCGAATTCCAATATGTCTTTCCTAAGAGATGCCCAATCATAATTTAACTCGTTTGCTACAATGTTATCAACATCTGCCTTGTATGTATCAATAGGTAGAATGCCGTCTGAGTATTTAGTGCGGTTAAAGTACTCACAAGCACCTCGCTCCTGCGCTAAATTGTTGCTGGCTTTAAGCAAGTAATACTGAAAAGCTTCTGTTAGGTTGTGTACTAACTTCCATGCTTCGCTGTCACTAAACTGTACTTTATTTTTAGCAAGGTAATGTGCTAGGCCAATATAACCTACGCCCAACGACCGTCTTGCTTTTGTGCTAATTTCGGCTGCTCTGATTGGATACTTTTGATAATCAATAATTTCTTCTAATGCTCTAACAGCAAGGTCACATAACTCTTCTAAGTCATCTAAACTTTTAATAATACCAACGTTGATAGCACTTAAAATACATAATGCAATTTCACCATCTGGATCATCAATATGATTTAGCGGCTTAGTCGGTAGTGTAATCTCTTGACACAAATTACTCATGTAAACTGTGTCTTTGAATGAGCTGTGTGTATTACAATGATCAACATTCATAATATAAATGCGTCCTGTTTCTGCACGTTCTTTAACTAGAGCAGAAAATAATTCCATTGCTGGTATAGAACGTTTCTTAATGCTAGTAGCACGTTCGTATTTTTCGTATAGTTCTTTAAATGTATCAGCGTCTCCAAAATATGCATCGTATAATCCTGGTACATCGTGTGGCGAGAATAGGGTTATGTCGCCGCCTGATAACAATCTTTCATACATAGTTTTATTAAGCTGAATTGAATAGTCTAGTTTACGTACACGATTGTCCTCTGTACCTTTGTTGTTCTTTAGCACAAGGATGTCTTCAATCTCTTGATGCCAAAATGGGAAGTGTGTAGTAGCCGAGCCGCCACGTACACCATTTTGTGTACAACAACGCACTGTGCTTTCGAACTTCTTTAGGAACGGAACAATGCCTGTATGTGCTACTTCACCTCCCCTAATTTTAGCATTTACTCCACGAATACGTCCTGCGTTGATGCCGATTCCTGCTCGTTGGGCTGTATAGCGTCCAATAGCCATGTCACTGGCAAAAATACTATCGAGAGTATCGTCACTGTCAACAAGAACACAACTAGCAAACTGGCGAACAGGGGTACGCACACCAGCCATAACGGGTGTAGGTA